GGGGTAGTGGCAAGGATATTGTTAATGTGCCGTTCGATGTTGAAGTCAAAGCCCGCGCTGGATTTCAACCTAAGGCATACTTAGCACAGCTGAAAAGCCGTACAGCCATTTCGGGGGAATTAGGCTTTGGGGTTATCAGACTCAACGGACAAGGTGAAGATGCGCGTGATTATGCCGCGATCATCCGTCTAGAGGATCTCTTGCCACTACTCATATTAAGATATGGTCACCTAGACAAAGAACCTACTGAGGCAGACATAGACCGATGCTCTGGATGTGGGTCATACATGATAAGGAAGTGCTTAACTTGCCAACCTATGATTACAAATGCACCAGATGCAATCTTAATCAAGAGATCAATCACGGATGGAACAATCGACCAGTGATCTTGTGCAACTATTGTAATGAACCGATGGTCAAAGTTATTGGGGCAGCAGCTACACACTTTAAGGGTAAGGGCTTCTATTCTACGGATAAATAGTTATCCACAGAAGTTATCCACAGCCGGTGATTAGGAGGAACTATGAAACGAAACACCGCTCTGAGCAGGACTTATATAAATGAATTTGACATCGATGGTACGCTAACACAGCAGAGCCTCTCAAAGGCTCACCGCGAGCCCCTTAGGGGCGTAGCTCGCGGGGTGCTAGTAGCTATTGGGATAGCTCTATGCATCATGCCTGATGCAGGTGGATCTAGACCAATGCAATATGTAAGCTATAAAGAATATGCTTTACATCTATTACATTATGACTATAAGCAATATAGATGCTTAGCAAAGCTCTATGGTAAAGAATCAGCATGGAATCCTAAAGTTCGTAATGGATCTCACTATGGAATACCTCAAGGTAGATCAGTATGGCTAAGAGATCAGGATGGTTATACTCAGGTACGATGGGGCTTGGCATATATTGAGCATCGTTACTCCAATCCATGCGGGGCTTACAATCACTGGAAGGCACACAATTGGCATTAGATAAGCTGAACTCAAGGCGATACCGCGAACAGCGTGAACGCGTGTTTAAGCGTGATGGTCGTTTCTGCCAAATATGTGGCACAGATGAGGGCGAGATGCACATCGACCATGTAATCCCACGCAAGGTAGGTGGAGACCATAGCCTTGAGAATCTAAGGGTGCTGTGCAAATCATGCAACCTGCGCAAGGGTGCGCTCAATGATGGGGTTTTTTTATCACAGACGGCTACCCCCCCTGTCTTTTCAACCTATACCTCCCCGATGCAGTCCGAGACGATGCTGGACAGTCCTTTTAAGCTCCGACCTGATCCAGATCAATGACAACTAAGCCCAGAAAGTCCAAAGCCCTACGAGGGGCAACCAAACCACGGCTTCACAGTCCACTTCTCAAGGGCGAAAACAAGCTGCAAGATGTCAAAGACCTATGCGCAATAGTCAAGATGGATCTCATGCCGTGGCAGGAGTTCGTGCTCAAGGACATGCTCACTGTGGACAAGAAAGGCATGTGGATTCGCAAGACAAACCTGATTCTGGTAGCCAGACAGAACGGCAAGACACATCTGGCGCGTATGTTAATCCTTGCACACTTGATTAAGTGGAACACCAATGTCCTTATTATGAGCTCGAACAGAAGCATGGCACTAGATACCTTCCGACAAGTAACCAGCCTATTGGAGACCAATGATTACCTTAAAGGATTCGTTAAACAGATCAGACACGCTAATGGCACGGAGTCTATTGAGATGCTCTCTGGAGCGCGCCTTGATGTCGTTGCAGCTACTAGAGATGGATCTCGCGGACGAAGTGTCAACGGGCTACTTTACATCGATGAAGTCCGAGAAATCACAGAAGATGGATTTAGAGCAGCAACTCCAACTACTAGAGCTCACCCAAATAGTCAAACGCTTCTTACCTCTAATGCAGGAGATGCGTTCTCAACTGTTCTTAACGACCTCAGAGAACGAGCCATCGACTATCCACCCAAGTCATTTGGATTCTACGAATACTCAGCACCGCAGTACTGCAAGATAGACGATCGCAATGCATGGGCTTTGGCTAACCCCTCTTTGGGATACACCATCACAGAAGAAGCGATTGAGGAAGCAATTGCTACTTCACCGATTGAGAACACGCGTACTGAGACTCTTTGTCAATGGATCGATTCGTTAAGCAGTCCGTGGCCACATGGAGTCTTAGAGGACACATCCGATAGCACACTAGAAATGAGCGCGGGGGCTTATACTGTATTTGGTTTCGATGTCAGTCCGTCACGCAGGAACGGATCATTGGTTGCAGGACAACTTCTCCCAGATGGGCGGATTGGCATCGGGATTCTGGAAACCTACAGCTCTCAGGTCGCCATAGATGAGTTAAAGATGGCAGCAAGTATAAAGGCGTGGTGCGACATTTATAAGCCACGGCTAGTCTGCTATGACAAGTACGCCACGCAGACAATCGCAGATCGTTTAGCCAATGCTGGAGTTATGGTCGAGGATGTCTCAGGTCAGCAGTTCTACAAAGCCTGTGGAGATTTATTAGAAGGCTTGGTCAATGCTCGCGTGGTTCACAATGGGCAAGAGGAATTGATCCAGCAGATGAATAACTGCGCAGCTAAGGTGAACGATTCGGCATGGCGCATAATTAAGCGCAAGTCAGCAGGTGACATCTCTGCTCCGATTGGGTTGGCTATGGTAGTAAGCAAGTTAATGATCCCTGCACCTAAGCCACAGATATATACTTAGACACGCCCTATCACATTGTCTAATTGCTTGACAAATGCTACAATTTCTGTCTATGGGTATCTTTTCGCGTAAGCCAGAAATATTAGAGGCACAACTCGCGCCTAAGATTATGGGCGATGGCATTAACTCAATCTACAACTTTACATTCCCTGTAATCGGTAGACGAGATGCTATGGCTGTACCTGCTATCAAGCGATGCCGCGATCTTCTCTGCACAGTCGGATCTATTCCGCTAGAGTACAAGAAGAAGTCTACTGGAGAAGCTATTGCAGCTCCACGATGGGTGCATCAACTATCTAAGTCACAGCCACAATTTGTTACTGTCAGTTATTTGGTCGATAGCCTTCTATTCTTTGGGCAAGCTTTCTTAGAAGTTACAGAGACTTATCAGGAAGATAATCGCCCTGCATCTTTCGAGTGGGTTGCTAACACTCGCATTACTTTCGATCTTGATGTAACTAACACATTTGTAACACAATATTATGTCGATGGATCACCACGCCCGATGTCTGGTCTTGGATCTCTAGTTACATTCCAATCATTTAATGAGGGTGTGCTTACAACAGGTGCAAGAACAATTCAAGCTGCTATAGATATTCAGAAGGCTGCTGCTGTAGCTGCTCAAACTCCGATGGCTACTACAGTGTTAAAAAATACAGGAGCAGATCTACCACCTGCTGAAGTTCAAGGCTTATTGGCTTCATGGAAATCAGCTCGCCAGAATCGTTCAACTGCATATCTAACATCTACTTTAGAGGCGCAGAATATTGGCTTTAGCCCTAAAGACATGATGTACAACGAGGCAATCCAGAATCTTGCAACTGAGATTAGTCGATTGTGCGGCATCCCTGCTTACTACTTGTCAGCAGACCTCAACACATCTATGACATACGCAAACATTATAGATGAAAGAAAACAATTAGTAGCACTAGCGTTCCAGCCATACATCTCTGCAATCGAGCAGCGTTTGAGCATGGATGATATATCTACTGCTGGTCACTATGTAAAGTTCGATTTAGATTCTACATTCTTGCGCGTTGAACCTATGGAGCGATTGCTAGTTATAGAAAAAATGCTTTCACTTGGTTTAATTACAATCGAACAAGCTATGCAGATGGAAGATCTAACACCTAATGGAAGCGAAGGCTAATGGAAAACTTATACATCGAAGCCACAATGATTGAGTGCAACGAAGAAAAGCGCGAAATCACGGGCAAGATAGTGCCTTTTGGTAATGATGAAATTGGCAGCACCAATCTTGGATCTTATGCTTTTGAGGCAGGATCTATTGAGATCGCAGACCCAACAAAGATTAAACTGCTATCACAGCATGACATGAAGAAGCCTGTTGGTCGAATGATCTCAGCTGAACAAAAAGAAGATGGCATTTATGCAACCTTCAAGCTAAGCCGTTCACAGGCTGGCACAGATGCCCTGATCATGGCAAGCGAAAATTTGGTTTCAGGTTTGAGCATAGGCGCAGAGATCCTTGCATCTAAGCCATCACGCAACGGGCACACAGTCGTAACAGCGGCAAAGTTAAAAGAAGTTTCTCTCGTAACAGAGCCAGCCTTTAAGTCGGCTCAGGTGCTAGAGATCGCAGCAGAGGAAGTTACCCCTGCTGAAGAAAACCCAACTACAGAAAGCGAGACAGCCGTGGAAGATACCACTTCAGCAGTCGAAGCAACACCTGCAGTAGAGGCAGCACCTGTCGAGGCTGCTCGCCCTACTGTAACAGCGATGTACTACACATCTCCAAGAATCGAAATCACAAAGCGTAACTACTTGGAGAACACACTAAAGGCTAACCTCTTTGGTGATGATGAATCTCGTCAATGGCTACGCGCTGCTGACAACGATCAGACAACAGGTGCAGGATTTATCCCAACACCACAAAGCACACAGCTACTTAACTTCCTTTCTAACGCAGATCGCCCAATGATTGATTCAGTTTCTCGCGGTACAATGCCAGAATTTGGAAAAACATTTGAGTTGCCTAAGATTACTGAAGTGCCTCTAGTCGATCAGATCGATGAGAACTCACCAGTAACAGAGTCACAACTTGAAGCATCATTTATCACAGTTACAAAGAAGTCCTTTAAGGGTCGTGCAATCACTACTCTAGAATTGCTAACAAACTCAACACCAGCGTTTCTAGATGAGCTTCTTGTCCAGATGGAATACGCTTACGCAAAAGATACTGAAGAATTTGTAACAACTGCTATTCAGGGCGCAGGTACTCTTAACGCAACAGCACAGGCTAACTCAGCAACAGGTTTGCTAAGTTATGTTTCAAGCGCAGCAGCAGCAGTTTATTCTGCTTCACTTGGTTTTGCTCGCAACATGGTTGTTACACCAGAGCAGTGGGCTAACATCATGTCATACAATGATGCTGGTCGACCAATTTACATCGCTGCAAATCCTCAAAATAATGCAGGAGCACTTTCACCAACAAGCCTGCGCGGTAATGTTGCAGGTCTTGATCTTCGTGTATCTCGTTACATGAAGGGTTCTGGTGGAGTAGGAACAGCAGATTATTCAATGGCTGTTATTAACCCAGATGCTTACACATGGTACGAGGGTGCTCGTCAGCAGCTTCGTACTAATGTTAACTCAGACGGAACAGTAGACATTCTACTATTCGGTCAGGGAGCACTTGCTACAAAGCTTGCAGCAGGCGCAAACTGGTTTAACCTAACCTGATAACTAGGTAACTAAGTCGCTCTGGGGAGTAGTAGCCCTCTACTCCCCAGAGTCTTTAGAAAGGATACGCGATGGCACTCGTCACAGTCAGTGAATTACGCAGCACCTTAGGTGTTGGCACACTGTATCCAGACGCGACCCTTCAAGAAGTATGCGATGCTACGGATGTAGTCCTTCTTCCTATGTTATGGCAGAACGAGCTATACAATACGCATCAAATGATTTCAAGTAATGTGGCAACTCTGTATTTTAATCAGAACATTCTAGAACATTTCTATGTTGGACAGAGTGTAACGATTACTAGAAACGGAAGCCCTTATAACGGCACTAAGACAATTACTGCCATTAGCTCAAATTCTATTTCATATTCTGCAACTGGAGCAGATCAAGGCACTCATGCCATCCAGCCATTCGGAATTGTTGCAGATAGTAGTGCAACAGATTATGCAACTGATACAGCAGTACAACAAGCAGCTTTGATGATAGCTGTTGAGATCTGGCAAGCGCGTACAGCCACCCTTTCAGGCAGTAACGCGGTCGATTTCCAGCCATCCCCTTATCGGATGTCAGCGCAACTTCTGGCGAAGATCAGGGGCATGATTGCCCATTGCTTATCACCTAACTCTATGGTGGGCTGATGCCTGTTGCCGTTACTACTCTTAGAACCACATTAGCCACTGCTCTAGTCGATAACGCTAAGTGGCAGACTTTTGCTTTCCCACCTGCCACAGTCCTTGCTAACTCTGTAATTGTCTCTCCAGATGATCCTTATCTAACACCTAGCAACAATCAGCACATAGGCATTAGCCCAATGGCTAACTTTAAGATTGTTATGACTGTGCCATTGTTTGACAATGAGGGCAACCTTAACGGCATTGAAGATACAGTCTGTGGCGTGTTCGCAAAGCTCGCTGCATCATCTTTGACCTATAATGTAAGCGCGATAAGCGCACCAAGTATTCTCAACGCTGCATCGGGAGACCTTCTCAGCTGCGAGATGTCCGTATCAATCCTAACGAGTTGGAGCTAAACATGTCCGAGTGGGAACAAGAAAACGCTGACTTCCTGAAGAAAATCGGGCAAGTAAGCACACCAGCACCAAAGCCAGTAACTACTAAGAAAGACGAGGAATAATCTCATGGCTGTATTTCTAAACAATAAAGTTGGCGTGAAGATTAACACTGTTGATCTTTCTGACCATGTAACATCTATTACTTTGAATCGCACATTTGACGAATTGGAAGTCACAGCGATGGGTGACACAGCACACAAGTTCGTTAAGGGCTTGGAAGCATCATCTGTAACAATCGACTTCCTAAACGACACAGCATCAGCAAATGTATTGGCAACACTACAAGCTGCATGGGGTACAACAGTCACATGTGTATTCCTACAGGAAAAGGGAACAGCAGTATCTGCTACTAACCCTCTTTACACTGTCTCACTTCTAGTAAACAACACAACAGACATTAATGGTGCTGTTGGTGATATGTCTACACAGTCAATCACATTTACTGCTAACTCAACAGTTGCAGTCGCCACAACAGGCACATTCTAAACAAACTATAAAGGGGCAAACTCATGGCAAAACTAAAGATAGTTCGTACAGATGGAAGCGTATTGGAAGGCGAGATCACTCCAGCAGTGGAGTACTCATTCGAGCAGTACGCTAAAAAGGGCTTCCATAAGGCGTTCCGCGATGAAGAAAAGCAGAGCGATGTCTATTGGTTAGCATGGGAAGTAACACGCAGGTCAGGTGAAACTGTTAAGCCTTTCGGGATTGAGTTTATTGAGACACTTAAGAGTGTTGAGGTATTAGACTCTGACCCTTTAGCTTAAAGCGCGATCTTCCGTTCACCTATCTAATCGCTAGGCTAAGCATTAGATTGGGAATCGCGCCACAGCAGTTGTTAGATCTAGATAAGACAATGCTCGATGCATTAGTGCAGGGGCTCAAGGATGAAGCGAAAGAGGTGAGCGATGCCAACAGAGGTAAAAGGCGCGGTCGCCCTTAGAAAAGCTCTTAGAGAGTTCACACCTGATCTTGCTAAAGAAACTCAAAAAGAAATCGCAGCAATCTTAAAGCCTATTACTGCTAAGGCTCGCGGTTTCATTCCATCATCTGCACCTCTAAGCGGATGGGCTAAGAGTGGCAACGGCACATGGGGCAACCGAGCTTGGTCATCTTCTGAAGCCAAGCGTGGCGTTGGGTATAAGACATCACCATCGAAGCCTAATCGTTCAGGCTTTCGTTCCCTTGCTCGCATTGTTAATGCTTCACCATCTGGATCTATCTATGAGACTGCTGGTCGTTTAAACCCCGGGGGCAGACCACAGGCAAAAATACGCCAAGTAAATATTCCTAGTTCTAATCCTGCTATTGGTATGCATAGTTATGAAACGAGTACAGGAAAGAATGTTGGCAAGAGCAATAACCCAAATGCTGGTCGGCAGTTTATTGATGCTATGAATGAGACTTCACCTATTGTTAATGCCTATCAAAGACAAACAGGACAATCAGGCCGCGCTTCTCGTAAGATGAAAGGTCGCGCAATCTTTCGAGCATGGGCAGAGGATCAGGGCAAGGCTAATGCAGCAGTTATTAAGGCTATTGAAAAGTCTAAAATTGAATTTGAGAAACGGACACAGGTGAAATAATGGCAGCAGATGTGAAGATTGATATTGCCGCTGAATTCACTGGCAAGAAAGGTTTTAAGCAAGCTGAAACAGCGACCGACAAACTTGGCAAAAGTGTCAAAAAATTAGCAGGTGGCTTACTTCTAGCATTTGGCGCAAAACAAATACTTGCGTTTGGTAAAGCATCTGTTAAAGCATTTGTAGAAGATGACAAAGCTGCAACGGCACTCGGTCAAACTCTTAAAAATCTAAACCTTGCTTACGGCTCAAACATTGGCACAGTCAATGGTTTTATCAATCGCCTTGAAATGCAGACAGGTGTACTTGATGATGAGCTTCGTCCGGCAATGGATCGATTGCTTCGTGCAACAGGTGATGTAACCAAGTCTCAAGAATTGCTAGGACTTGCACTTGATATCGCAGCAGGAACTGGCAAGTCAGTCACCCAAGTTTCTCAGAGCTTGCAAAAGGCATATTTGGGACAGACTCAAGCATTGGGTCGCTTAGGTGTAGGACTTAGCAAGGCTGAACTTTCAACCTCATCATTTGAGGAAATCCAGATCCGTTTATCAGAATTGTTCGCAGGTCAAGCAACAGCAGCAGCAGATACTTATGCAGGTTCACTTGCTAAATTAACCATTGCTGGAAATAACGCTAAAGAAACTATTGGTAAAGGTCTGGTTGATGCATTAAAGACTGCATCTAATTCGACATCAACAGATGAACTCATAACCAAAATCAATAACGCTTCTGAAGCAATGGCTAATTTTATTCGTGAGGGTGGCGAGTTTATCGCCATCACCAAACAAATCTTTGATTTAGATAACCTTTCATGGAAATTCAGAGATCCTAATGCTTTTATGGGCATGGGCAATGTATCGATGACTGTGTCCTCACAGGATACTCAACGAGCAGATGCAGCAGCCAAAAAAGCAGCAGCAGCATTGGCTAAACTGACACAAAATCAAGCGACTAATCAAGCAAAGATTCTTAAAGATAAAAAACTTGCAGCAGCGATTGATAAAGCTCAATTAGCTCTTGGCAAAGGCAGTGATGTTTTTGACCTCGACAAGATCCAAATTGCAGCAGCTCTTACCAATCAAGCTGAGGCATTAGGTAAAGCAACTACTGCATCTCAGGTTTTACAAATTGCTAATGATACTGCTCGCCTCAATGTTAAGCGTTCTATCCTTGCTTTAGAAGATGCTATTGCTGCTAAAGATGAAGCAGCCATTGTTGCTGCAACGGCTAAACTTAATGCAGATCTCAAGGTGCTTGGCGCATTGGGTATGCAGAATATAAAGCTTCAGGATATTAAATCAATCCTTGAGAGCCTAAAACCTAAAGATCTTATAAACATTAGTAACCTTGAAGAAGCATTAAGACTTCTGACTCAGATTAACTTGCTATCTAAGGCTAAAGTTCCTACAAGTGCATCTCTAGGCTCTGGCATTCCAGCAGGGGATTACATCGCACCTATCTCCACAGTAGGCGGATCTATTGAGGCTATCCTCGAATATGCAGAAGCAGCCACTGCTCGTGCTAATGCTTTTGCAGATTTGCTGGACATGGAGAACGCATCGGCTGCAAGTCAGATGGCTTCTACCATTGATTTAGAAAGCATTGCTCGATCATCACTATTGCAGGGTCTGGCAGGTGGAGCAGGTGTGTCAGGTGCGGTAAGCGGTTCACGCTATGCAGCACAGGCTGCTAATGCTTACAACATCACAATTCAGGCTGGCATCGGTGATCCAGAGGCTATCGCTAGAGCTGTGGAAGATGTTGTCCGTCAGTCATATCAGCGAGGCACTAGCTCCACAGGACTTCTTGCAGTATGACATGGCTTCCAGAATGGCGCATCACAGTCGGCACGACTGTTTATACCAATGTAACTGGGGTTAATCTCACTACAGGGCGCATCGACATCGATCGCCAATGCCAAGCAGGTTATGCTCGCATGGACATCATTAACTCGACCAATGCCCTCTTTGACATCGATGTTACAGATTCACTGACTCTAGAACTTAAAGATAGTGGTGGCACTTATGTGCCTGTATTCGGTGGCACAGTCTCAGACTTCTCAACCTCAGTCAGAAGTCCAGAAGAATCAGGGTATGTAACTCTTGGCACAATCCTTGCAGTCGGTGCTTTGGCTAAACTGCCTAAAGCAATTTACACAGATTCTGTAGCACACAATCTAGATGGCGAACAGATTGCCATTATCCTGCAAGATCTTCTAGTCAATGAATGGCAAGAGGTTGCACCTGCCCTTCAATGGGTCAATTACGATCCAACTACCACATGGGCTAATGCTGAGAATGTGGGATTGGGTGAGATTGATGCTGGGCTTTACGAGATGGACAATCTTAGCGCAGCAGATCGCAACACTCAGACTTTAGTTCAGCAGATCGCAGATAGCGCACTTGGAACGCTTTACGAGGACAAGCAGGGGCGCATAGCCTATGCAGATGCGGATCATAGAAGTAACTACTTAGCAGCTAATGGCTCAACCCAGTTAGATGGCAATTACGCTTCACCTGCTAGCGTTAAGTCAATTCTCCAGATTGGCAAGATCCGTAACAGCGAAATTGTGCGCTATGGCAATGACTACGGCAGCACATATTCAGCCACAGATGATGCTTCTATTACTACCTATGGTCGCTACCAAAGAACATTCGACTCTAACATCCGCTATCTGGCAGATGTCGAGGACATCATTGAGCGCGATCTAGCCCTGCGCGCAACGCCTAGAACGCAGCTCGACCAGATTACTTTCAGACTTGACAATCCTCTAATGCCTAATGCCCTTAGAGATGACCTTATCAACCTATTTTTTGGCGAGCCAGTAGTTATCACTAACCTGCCCTTTAATATGTTCGAGGGGTACTTCTCGGGCTTTGTAGAGGGCATCTCAATCAGAGCCAATGCATCTTTTGTCGATGCGACTATCTATGTCTCACCTACAGACTTTTCTCTTATAGCCCCGACATGGGCAACAGTACTTCCAACTAACACCATCTGGAGTGGCGTAAATGGTACACTACAGTGGTCTAAAGCGATCGGAGCTCTAACCTAATGGCAACAACAACCCCTAATTTTGGTTGG